TCAAGACAATCTTCCTCATTTCGAACGCGAGCTTATCAAGTATCAGTACGTAGTGCAGCCTCATTGGCTCGGTTGCTATCTGCACAAGACACATCAGAGTAATCTGATCCGCAAGAAAGCAGACTATTACAAACCACACTTCCCAAATGTCCCAGACAATCTACCTTACTTCTGGCCACCGCTATGAAACCACTCATGCTAGCCATAACAATCCTCGCAACAGAAACAACACTCATCGCACTGCATCAAGACTTTGAAGCAAAGCTCCGAGCCATCAGCCAAATCGAAAGCAACGACAATGACAAAGCCAAAGGCCGACACGGTGAACTCTCACGCTATCAAATCAAACGCGCCGTCTGGCGGCAGCATTTCCCTGACGAGAAAGATCAGAGACATATTCCAGCCGAAGCGCGGCGCTGTGCTAAGGCGCATCTATGCTGGCTTGAACTCAAGCTCTGCCTCGCCCAAAAAACCAAGCATCCAAACCCACGGGATATTTACGTCGCGTGGAATCTTGGACTTAAGGCTTACTCTCAAAGAGATTACACTCTTGCTAAACTCCCTATCACTATCAGACAAAGAGCGGACAGATTTACAAACCTATATGAAGACTACAGAAACCACCAGTGAGATCCCCATCAATGCCACCATCACAGATGAAGAAGCTCCTACGCCAAGAGAGCATTACTTCTACGCCTATCGCTACAGCACACACGGTCAATGGTTCTCAAGCCTACTATATCCCACGGCACAAGAAGCACGCAAGGCTATAGAAGATCCCGTAATCATTCACAAGAAACTATGTTGTATTGTTCTATGACAAACAACAATCAACTAAACGAACTCGACCTCCTTCTCGGCCTACCTAAGCCCGTCGAAGAGATGACAGACAAAGAACTTGAACGCTTTCTCCTTCAACATTTCCCACATACACGTCCGACCGGCACCGATCTTTCAAGTCTACTCAACGATCCTCTGCTCAAAGGCATAGACGTTCAAGCCATCATCAACCAGACACAAAACTTTAAGTTTAAGAAATCATGAAACTATCCTATAAAGATCTGCCGAACGAAGGCATTCCCTCTGTCATCCCAATCAACGCATCGGGGCTAAAGATCTCAGCTTGTCCGCGTCGTTGGTTCTTCACAGTCTTCCTCGGCCTCAAGCCTAGAGAAGACATCACCGCCTTGACGGTGGGTAAAATTATCCATAAGTTCGCAGAGAACATAGCCTTTGATCGCAGCGGAGAGAAGTGGCAAGATGCCTGTCTCGTTGCGTTCAAAGATGCGAAGGAGAAGAACCTCCCAGTAAAAGATCAAGATCAGATTCGCAAAGCTCTGACTGCTGCGCCTCTTACGTCGCTACCCATTCCATTAAAGTTCGGCGACAATCGAGGGGCTGAGTTTCACTTCAACATCCCAGTCGTCGACCGACCGGGCTTCGCATACATGGGCACAGTAGACGTGCTATCTGCAACGCCCGCCGGAATCGTTCAGATCACAGACTATAAGACCACGCGCAAGTACGCATTCAAAGACGCAGTCGCGGGCTACGAAGGCGACACGCAGTTTTCTTTCTACTACTATATCTTCAACAAGTTTGCCTATGATATCTTCCGCGACGATATTAACTATGCAAACTCTGCATGGTATCGCCGCATGGTGATCCGCACGTTGATCGTACAGATCTCTCTGCCAGCCCCAGCGTGGAGGCTTGGCCCAGACTGGAGCTTCACTGAGGAGCAACTCACAGAGTTTGGAGTCGAGGTTAAAGATAAGATCGACACATTCTCCAACGACATCAACGAAGCCTTGGCCCACGATAAGCTCCCGCCGCCTAGCGGCAAGGCTTGCAATGCCTGCCCGAGCTGTCCCTTCAAGCGTATCTGCTTTGCACAGAACGCCGTGCAGCTTGAACTCTTTTTGTCGGAGTGTTCTATAACTAAGTATGAACCTCTGGCTTGGTAAAAAATAAAACATATGGAAACAATCCCTGTAGAAAAACAAAATCCTAAATGGCCACGAACTCTAATCGCCCTCGTGGGTCCGAGTGGCTGCGGCAAGTCTACATCCTTCCGCAACGTAGATCCCGCGCGCACAGTCATCTTCGATGCCGAGCGAAAAGGTATGCCCTTTCGTGTGCGCGACGACAAGCTCGTCGTTCCGATCGACAGCTATGATAAGCTCACGGTCGAGCTGAACAAGCTGAAGAAAGACACCACGAAAGATCTCGTCGTGATCGACTCTATCACCGCCGCCATCGACCAGCTTCAGGTCAAGTGCGAACAAATCTATAAGGGCTTTGACATCTGGAAGAACTACAACGACGGCATTCAAGCGTTATGTACTAACCTCAAGTCGCTCGATAAGACTGTCATCATCACGGGGTTAGAGGAAATTGTCCCAATCCAAGGCCTCGATGGCAGCATGACAACTCGCCGCCGTCTCTATGTCCAAGGTAAAGAGTGGGCAAACAAAGGCATCGAGTCAGAGTGCCTCGCCGTGTGGTCTGTCTATGCAAAGAAAGAAAAAGGCAGCGACTCTATCCAATACTTCTTCGCCACGCAGACAGACGGCGTGACCACCGCGAAGACTCCTATCTTCTGGGGCTTGCCTAATCCCATGGAGAATTGCGTAGTCAAGGCGTTGAACAAAGTAGCAGTAGAACTTCTGAAGCCCTAAGAAATTGGCCCACAGAAAGCTCCTCCCCATTTGTCGGTGTTAGTAAACAAACAAACAAACAAAACTAAAATGAAAAAAGGTACTGAAGTCAAGATCGGATTCATCCCCGCCAACGTGTACAAGGTTCTTGTCCACCGCACCGAGACCCGCCAGAGCGGAAAGGGATTCAAGATGGTTGTCTGTGAGTGCGAGATCGTTGCGCCCGAGACTGCTATCGCCAACGGCACAACCTATAAGACCCTCGGTTCGAAGGGCAATATGTACATCATGTTAGAGAACAAGAACGGCGTGGACTCTGCGCTTGAGCTTCTTGCCGCGCCGCTGCAGGTTGTCGGTCTATACGACAATCTCCCCGAAGATTACTCCGACGTAGATGTTGCTGAGGTTCTGTCCTCGCTGCAAGGTCACGCCTTCAACATGCTCGTTCAGTCGCAGCCCGAGTATGTCAGCGACGATCCCTCCAACAGCCGCGATATCAAGTTCGCCAAGCGCGACGAGAACGGCGAGGCTATCATTAAGCGATACAACACACAGTTCGACTTCTCTCAGGTCAAAGGCGCAGCCGCTCTATTGGCAGCTTTTTAAGTCTGCGTGATAGAGTGGTTGCTATCGAGTAGACATGCGCCTCTTAGAGAGACCGCGAGACTTTCTAAGAGGTTTGATTTGGTGGTAAGGAATAGAGCGCAGAGAGAACCTGCGACCTGGGATGTGTGAACTCCCTTCATTGAACACCTTACCACTTGCGTTAGACATATCCCATCGCACCGCTGGCAGACCGGAATAGTCTGCCTTTTCTTTTCTCTTAAATTAACCATCTAATGATAGCTCTTGTACTTCATGGACCTTCGCGCTTTGATAAAGAAAATAACGGGATTCTCCTTGGACCCGCTGGAGATTTTGTTCGTGCTGTGTTGGCTGGCCATCATATTGATCTCGATGACCCTACAAAAATCTTCGTAACTTTCTCCGACGACTTCTTCAAGAACGCTAATAAGCCAAGCGGAATCAAGAAGATAATCTTTGCCGGGGCTAAAGCCCTAGACTATCTGCCACTAGCCAAAGGTAAAACTCTCGATGCCTTTCGCGGCGTAGTCTATACCTCAACAAACAAAACCCAATACATCGTAACCTATTGGCCGCAAGACTGTGTTGACGCATGGGCTATGGAAGATGCTTTGGAGGGAGACAATGACAATGAAGACGCGCTCGACAAAGACGACGGCAAAAGCACAAGCCCAACGAAGCGCAGCAACTACTCTTTCTGGTTCGCACAAGACATCAAGAAACTCCTATCATATGACCCCCAAAAAGTTCAACCTGAACCCCAAGTCTATAACTGCCAGCGCGCAGCCCAATGCACAAGTGTCTTTGACCACGAAGGTCCGATCTTCTTCGACATCGAGACTCATCCTAAGACCAACACCCTTACATGTCTTGCCATCGCGTGTGGAGACAGTCCTGTTTATTCTGTTCCTGTCTACGATTGGGGTGGCAATCTTAATGTCGGTGTGGTTTTCTTTGCTCGCTTCATAAGAGAGCTAAAGAAACGCAGAGTCGTCATACACAACGCTCTCTTCGATCTCTGCTTTCTCGCCGCCTTCTATAAGATTCCTTTCGGCACAGATATCTACGACACCATGGTCGCAGGGCATCGCATATTCCCCGAGGCCGAGAAGTCTCTGGCCCATCAGACAACGCTTTTTTCTAACAGACCCTTCCACAAAGATGAAGCAGGGAACTTTGATCCTCGCAATCGAGCACAATTTGAGCAGCTCCGCGCTTACAATGTTAAAGACGTTATTGTCCTCCGAGAGATTTACTATGGTCAGATTGACCTCATCTCAAGGGACCGTGGACTTCAAGACTCTGTCGATCAAGCTAGTCGATCTCTCGCAGACTACGCCTTCATGTCCCTCCACGGAATGCACTTCGATCCCGTTAAAAGGGGATATAT